TGCAGTGTTATTGTTCACTATTGCTGGCTTGCCATCCAGATCACTATATTTTCCGGAAAATGCGACCGTCTTTAAATCCGTAAAGAATTTAGCAATCTTTCCCAAGATCTTCGGCATTTTTTCCTTAGATGCTATGTTTTCCCTTTTTTCTGCCACTGTGAACTCCGGCTCGTTATTTTTTTTCTGTTCTTCACTCAAATAGTGATCATTCTCTAACAGTTGCTTATGGCGGCGGTTCCACTCATCACAATGTCCCTCGGTATTTACCGTCATGGCTTCCATCTCAAGATTTAATTGAGGATTTTCATTTAAAGTTATATTTGCCATTTCTACTATCACCCTTTCTTCAATAGCTGTCCTCGATGCTGAATACCATTTCTACATCATCCTTTCCTTTCGAAAGGAAAGTCATAAACGCAACTGGATCTCCGTCTGCATCAATCAGCATTATCTCACTTATATACTCTCCAACCAGTTCATCCGGTTCCAGCTTAATGTCATATATATAAGATGTATCCGCTGACACCCGACAGTCCGAATATGCCTTCCTGAGCAATTCAGATTTTAATTTTGTATCAACATCTGTCACAATCCGGATATTCCCCTGCTCATCAACACCACCATTTCCCACCGCGATCTGCGTGATCTTGGCAATCGTTCCGGTCTTTCCTGCCTCTGCCATCTTTTTTCTTCTGATCTTCGTAATAACACTTTTCACTACAATTCCTCCATTCTCTGCCATGCGCTTAATCTTTTGCTTCCATCAAGTTTCCACGATCCATCCAGAAAGAACAGATTATGTTCCTCATGGCAAATCACCCTGCTGATCTGTTCCTGTGTTGTTATTTTAGGCTTGTAAGTCGAAAGTACAGGATACTGTTTTCTCCGGGAATTCAGTTTCTTACTTCCATCAAGTTTCCACGATCCATCCAATGCCAGATATGGATAATACATCAGACGAATCGAATACTGTATTGCCACAATGGATATTTCCTCGCAGTTCTGAATAGCCATCTGATACTGGTAACTGTAATTGTCCTTTGCCCCGACTTCTTTGACCTTACGCACCTGCTTTCTTAATATCCCCAGCGAGATATCCGGTGCATCATCAATATCAAAATACAACAAAATATAAAATTCAGCCCAGCGTGTTTCATCCCCAGTATAAATTTTCGCAGCTACCAACTGCACATTGTCAAAGCCTAATGACCGGACTGCCAGCAACACACCTCCATCAGTCCCGCCAAGTCTGCACACCTCTGTATAATTCGCTATCCTACATCGGAAATTTTCATCCTCTTCTCCTGTGTACTTGGTCAATTTTCGATCAGCTGCATGTACTGGGAGCATATCAACATCGCAGGTTGCAATCATTGTCTGCTCACGAGCCTTCTCTATACTCTCCATTCCATCATCAAAATATTCTCCCAAGATCTTAAATAGCTTGTACCATTGATTCTTACTTTTTTTAATTTTCTTAAATGGTGATGTGAGCAGATAATACATATAATCACAGAATTTTTCAAACACGATTATGACCCTCCCACATTCTTCACTGTCACCTCAATGTCTCCAAGCATTATGACCTTTTCCTTATCAAGCTCCAGGTCTCCATCAGGAGCACTAATCTCTACTCTTTTATATGTCTCAATATCGCTCTTCAGTGCATATCTGATATCATCCATATACAGGCAATTTAATTCTTCTCTTGAACTAAGCTGCATAAACTTCTCAATAATTTTTTCTGCTGTCTGCTGTATTCCATCTGTAGATGCATCCTTCGCAATATACAATGTCAGCTCAATATTGACATTGACAATTGTTGCTGATTTATATAAGAAGTCATCATAATTTCCTTTCAGGTAAGCTGTTGCGGCTTCCACCTTTTTAAGCAATTCGTCTGTAGCCTTTCCCGATGTACTGGTGATAATGATATCTGTAGTTCCCTGACCTCTTGGATGCTGTGCATCCACTCTGACATTAAGAACTCCACTCACCTTTTTTGATACATTTATCAGTTTTTCTTCTATAGTTCTCTCTGCAAGTTCTGACCATGCATCCTCTGCTCTGATACGCAGGTCTTCCAGTTTTTCAATATCAGCTCCCTCTTCGTATAACCATCCCTCTTCATTGCTCACAGACACTACTCCCTCAAGGTATATCATTGACACTGCTATTTTTCCTGTTGAGACATTGTATTCTGTTCCCGGGGATTCAGCTTCCACCAGTACCTTTCCACTCTGTTCCCCTGCTCCTATGACTGTTGTGTCAAGCACATAAAATTTCAGTTCTTTTCCATTTACATCCGGAAGTGTCTTAAACATATGTCCCTTTGTGATCTGAAGCGCATTCTGGTAATCATCTCTATACAAAGTAACATATCCTTTTGTTTTGACCGCTTCCTTCCTTTTTTTTCCTACATCTGCAGCTTTAATCTCCAACCATTCTCCCTGTGCATGCTTGATAAACAGATTATTGACGATTGACCGGGCAAGACTTTTGATATCTATATATATAAGAACAAATATCCGGATGATAATATAGAAGATTCCACCTTTGTTAAAATTGTTAATGATGAAACCTTCCTCATCCAGTTTTTCCTTAATTTCTTCCATCGTCTCTTCCTCATCCGGGATCGGGCAGACCTTATCAAGAATTTTTTCATCTATCATTTTTCCACCTCCACTTCATCTGTTGATAATTCAATGTTGTATTCGTCCTTAGTATCCTGCTTTGCCACGCTGATCTTGTCTGTGATCACTCCATTGTCAAAGGATATATCCTGCATGGTTTTTCTTTGATCCAGATATTCCCTTTTTGCCAGCTTGTCTCTTACCCTCTGTCCTATCTCCATCCTTGTAAGATCATCATCTTCTTCATGCGCAAAATCAAGAAAACCAAAACCATAAGCTTCATCACCATCTTCATCCTCATAGAAAAGTTCCCCTTCTTCCGTCTGGGATTCCAGCCTCAGATCCTGCTTCCAGCACTCATCGCCAGAGACCGTTCTGAACTCTCCATTCTCATCTGCCACAGGCTGACCATTTTCATCAAGCATAATGTCTGTACAGTCTTCTCCAACTATTGTCATGTCTTATACCTCCCGAGTATGAACACACCACTTCCCCCATATAGAAGAAGTACAACAGCAATGTCACCCTTTTCAAATGCAATGTCTGTTTTCACGTCAGGTATTTCCGGAAAATCTTCATGTGTGTTCATTGTTTTGTCAAGAATTTTGAGAACACATGTATAAATTCCATCTGCCTCTGTAACCCTGACAACCCTAGCATACATTCCAGAAGGATTCTGAACATGTGGATAGTTTTCTTTAATTTCTTTTTCCATTGTCTTTTTCACAAAGACTTCAAGCATATCTGACATCATCACCCTCCTTTAAAATAGATATACATTCTTGTGTAGCCTTTTGAGTCGCTTCTGATGATGGTCTTCTCTACCTTCACAGTACCTGTGTACTTGGAATGTGATACTTCAATCTCCTGGCTGTGATGTATCCAAGGGACTCCAAGTGTTTCGATTTCCCACAAGTCTCCGTATTTCTGCATGGAAAGAATGTTCTCATTTTCCTCCAAGATGTAGATGATTTCCTGTTTCGGCTTGCAACCCCAGTAAAAGATGCGGTTTCTGAAAAAGAAGTCATTTTCTATTCCCCATATGCTGTTTAGTTCCATGATTGCCTTGATTCCGTTCTGTTTATTAATAAAGAACGTACTCTTTTTTCCATACTTCTCTTCTGAAAGCTGATAATCACTTACACCAGCCTGCATCAGAATGTATTTGATTACATCCTGTGGTGTACATTCAATGAATGTCTGCTTGATGGTAATCCTCTCAAGTTTTATCATGTCATCGCGAATCATGATTTCCTTCCAGTAATCATTGTTTGTTTTTCTGCAATACCCCGGAACCAAAACATCATATTCTCCCTCATATCCCAGTTCAACCTGTGCCTCCTCCATATCCTCGTAAGTAACTATGTTCTGAAGTTGTGTTGTCAGTTCCACTCTGCACCAGTCTGATCTGGCTTCTCTGCTGCTGAAACACTCCACTTCTATTCCACTTGTAAGTTCATACTTTGATGTGCTGATCCTGAACTCCGGAGCTATTAATTTTTTATATCCCACATTTCAGACCTCTCTCCTACTTTATCAGCTGTTTTACCCGAGATTTTGCTTTTGATGTATTACGTTTCTTATTTATCGGACTTTTTCCGGTATTTTTTTTGCTCTTGAATCTCTTGCTGCTACTTTTTTTCTTACTATTTCCTGAAGAACTCTTTTTCTTTGTTTTGATTCCTGCTATCGTTGGAGCAACAAACTCCAACGTAGCAGTTTTTCCACTTTGGGAAATAGTATTGTCATGCGTAAGTTGTTTAAAGTATACCTTTGATATTCCTCTTGTAGAAAAATCTTCTCCAACCAGCTTCAACAGCTTTGCTTTTGTCTGTCCATAAGGTTTGAAAAGCCTTTGATATGTTGTGATCTGTTGCGCAATTGTCATTTTTTTTGTATCTTCCAGCAATATCTTAACGCTGACCTTTGCTGCTTCATAGCCTGTCGGCTGGTTTGCTTTTGTCTTGCCTTTGTCATCCTTGATATCTTCAATACTTGCAGCTTCAGACACACTGATTTTTTCCACTTGCCCAGGAAGCTTTACACCTCCGAGTTTCATGATATTTTCCTGAACCAATAACATCAGGATTTTCTCCCTTCTATACAGTCGCAGGTTCCGGATCATCTGAAGAGTTCTGTGCATCCTTCAGCTCATCCAATAGCTTGAACAATGCCGGAAGGTCTTTGAGTTTCTCAACATCTACCCTAATTTCAAGTTTCTCGATCACAGTTCCCCTGTTTCTATCCGAATACCGCTCTACCTCTTTTTCTGTTACATTGCTTTCTTTTCTCTCAAGTGTCCTGGTTTCTTTTCTCGAAAGAGCCTGGACAATTCCGTTTCCCACAGATTTTGTGTCCCGGTCATTATCCTGATTCATTTCCGCCTGAATAAACAGTCTCAACTTATCCCATAACGCTGACAACGGAAGGATTGCTTCGTCTCCTGCTTCTCCTCCGCCCAACAGTTTATCTCCGGATGCTCCAAAGATGGTAGGCTTTGTCATAACGCCACCTTTTGCATACCACTGGATATCAAAACTTGGAAGTGATCCTTTGCCTGCAATGCCAAACGGTGCAACACCACCGCTCACACTGATATGTGGAACTTTTAGATTGGGCAGTTTCCACTTAAAATTAAAAGCACTCTTCAACCTCCCTACAAATCCTGAAACAATAGTATGTGCAGCATTCAGTTTCGTTTGGAACGAATCCTTCACATTGTCGAGTCCTCCTGTCACTGCACTCTTTGCCCCATTCATTCCGTCAAGAAATTTCTGTTTGATTCCGGTTAATTTTCCACCTGTCAGATTATCAATAAATGTCAGTCCTGATGTGAAATATCCTTTGACAGCTTCCTGTGACGCAGCTACAATGCCTTTGATTCCACCACCATTTTGCTCATATGCATTCTTGATATTGGACAGTTTTTCTTTTGCAGTATCAGCAGCTGCTCCCATAATATTTCCGAAGAACCCCTTCACCGCATTCAGTCCGTTTGATACAGTTTCCTTCACTCCTGAAATTGCAGAACTTGCATCAATTCCGATTGCTGATAGAGCACCACCGACCACGTTCAAAAATCCGTCTACAAATCCGCCTATAAATGAGGTAATTGCATTGAATCCGTTGATGAAGAAATTTTTCAGATCATCGACAGCTGCGGATGCAAAGTCGCAAGCTCCCGAAAAGTCACCCCTAAATAATGCGACAATCGCACTCACGACATTTGTCGCAAATGAGACCAGGCTAGACAGTGCATTTGTCAGTGGTGTCAGTGCGGCTAATACGCCCTGAATTGCACCCACGAATGTTCCGACAAACGCAGTTCCAATTGTGCCTGCTATAACCCCGATAATTTCAAGAATCGGCTTCGCTGCTTCGTACAGTTTCATCAGGTTTTGACCTAGATTTTCCAGTGCAGGTTGTAGTGTGCTCCATGCCTGTGTTACCGCACCCTTTACATTTTCAAACAAGCCAATCCAGAAGTTCCTGAATGCCTCTGACTTGTTCCATAGAAGGACGAACGCTGCCACCAGTGCAACAATTCCTATGACCACCCACCCGACAGGGGATGCAGCGAATGCTCCGCTCAATACTGTCCAAGCAGTCCTCATTGTTGTGATGGCTGTTTTTGCTGACATGATTGCTTTTCCTACTGTTCCAACTACACCGATAACGATACCCAGTACCACAAGCACAATTCCAAGTTTCATTGCTACATTCATAATTGTCTGTACTGTTTCCTGGTTGTTACTTATCCACTCTGAACCTTTCTGAATAAGACCACTCACTTTGTCCATCGTGTTATTCACCGCAGGAAGGAGACCATTTCCAAGTTCCTCCACATTGTTGTGTATCTGCTGTTTCAATACCTCAAACTTCTGTGCGGGTGTATTGTTAATAGCCTCCGCCATCCCTTGGGTGACAACTGTACCTTGTTTCATGCTTTCTGCCATTGAATCAATTCCACTGCTCAGACCATCTATATCTCCATAAAGCAGATCAATCATAGCTACTGCTTCATCCGTTCCGAAGGCTTCTTTCAGCTGTTGCTTTTCAACAGCATCAATGGTATCTCCATACTTTGACTTCAGCTGCTCCAATATCTGCGGTGTTGACATCAGATTGTTATTTGCATCCGTAAATGTAAGACCAAGCTTTTCTCCTGCAGATGCCGCCTGGTTCAGAAAAGACTTGTACTTGGTAGCTGCCTCTGATCCACTCATGGTGGTTTGTAACTGTCCCAGAATTGCAAGCTGTTCTTCCAGTGGCACATTATTATTTGTAGCTGTGGCTCCCAGTGCAGAGATTGAACTTGCCATCTCTGATCCTGCGGTCTTGTAATTCTTAACTGCTGTGGAAATACCTGCGGAGAACATTTCCCCGAACTCCAAGTCGGACATGTCATCATAAGAACTTTTATATATACCATATCCGGTTGCAAACAATGAACCCATTTCCTCTGTAGTTGACTTTGTAGCCTTTCCAGTCAGGGCTGCCAACTCTGTAAACTGTGCCACCCCCTCATCTGTTAATGACGCAATACCAGATTTAATGTCATATGCTGCTGTAATGAAATCACTCTTTGTTGTACCTGCCCACGTATCCGAAAAATTCTTCGCTGCACTTTCCACAGCTTTCAGGTCTGTTACTCCCAATGAAGAAAGTTCTCCAAGGGCATCCTGGGTGTCAAATGTTGACTTGACAGTTGCAAGTCCTGCTCCAATGATACCGGTCCCTACTCCTGTGAGAGCTGCACCTGCTTTCTGTACTGTTCCGAAAGCGTCATTCAGTTTTTTTGTGCTATCTGTCACAGTATTTGTGACACTTGAGAGGTTGCCAGTTAATCCATCGTTCATTCCAAGGACTACCGACAGACGGTATACTGATTCCATACCCATTGAGCAACCACCTCCGTAATTTTACTCTTACAAATCTATCAAATTCTAATCTGTGTCAGGGTGTGCTTCCACATATCCTTTATTTACCCCGACTTCTATATCTTCAATTCTCATCTCCCTTGCTACTTCTGCCATGGCATAGATTCTGAAAAACTCATCAAAGTCCACATTGGGAAAGTTTTCTGGAAGAAGTTCCTTGGGAAGATATGAATATATAAGTATCTTCCCATACTCCACAATGTTCCCTTTGACCTGATCTATGTATTCATCTATAACTTTTTTACTCTGGTATCCTTAGAAAGACCAAGCATATTGAGAAGTTTCTCACCCAGGCTGATTCCCATTGCAGGGTATTCTTCAAGAGTATCCTTCAACTCTGCATTCTGTTCCTCACAGATATTATCAAGTACGAAGGTTTTTAATGCCTTCACCGTTGATGTTCCAGAGAGCTTCGCATAACGCTCATAGGATGGAACTCCTGGTTTTCTGAAGATGAAGTCAAACTCTGTTTCCTCCTCATCATCTTCCTGGATGGTTGTTGTGATCTCATAGATTTTTCCATCCATCTCTTTGTACTTTTTGCGGAGTCTTTCCATTCTCTCCTCTTTTGTTTCAGTTGCTTTCTGTGATGCAGTAGCCGCTGATGTCATCGTTCTTTCCTGTGCCATTTCTTCGTTTCCCATTGTGGAACCCTCCTTGTTTTGTCAAAAATAATGATTATGTTACGCATCAAGACCGTTGATCTTAATACCGCCAACGGCAAAGCCGTCCAGGTCAACCTTCATAGATTTATCTCCCTGTGCTGCTTTCAATGATCTCTTTGAAAATTTCACATTTGTGATGATGTCGGTTGATGTTGCAGCTCCGTCATCCGCATAGCTTACTGTGATTTTTGGAACCATGTACTTATAGAAGTTTTTATATCCCTTTGATTTGATAACTCTTGTCATCTCATCAAAGTCCTCACGGAGCATAGAAAGCTTCACGGAGTTCTTCTGATTACCAGTTCCATATCCTCGAATTTTTCCGCCTTTTCCATAGACAGGATCAACTTCCTGCTCATCATCGTAGGAAATTTCCTGAAGTTCAATGTTCTCCATACCGGATACATTGATAGTCACACTGTTCCAGTCATATACTTTTCCGTTAATCAATGCCATGTTGTTGTTCTCCTTTCTTCACTACTGCTCACTGGATGAGCTGTATGGATTATTCACTGCGAAGTCAAGATTGAACACTCTGGTTGTACCCATTGGTACATACTCGATATGTGCATTCAGTGTCTCATCCACAAGGATGTTCACATCCTCTGTGTCGATTGTTACCTCCCCGGAGCTGATGATCTTATCTCTGATAGCATCCTCAATTGGAATGTTCAACTCTGCTTCCATTGGTTTCACAGAACCTTCCAGATCATTCGGATCTACCTCCGCCTGTATATTCTCTGTCGCTTTCTGGCACACCCCCCTGACAAGTCTGTTAAGTACTCTCACATTTTCCACATATGTAAAATCACTGGATTCTGGAGACATAACATTTGCATTTGATACATAGAAATCTTCCAGTCCGTTGTATTGTCTGAATACTGTGTAACCCAGTTCGTCAAGTACCTGGCTGTAATCCTCAATCCCTTCCGGAAGAAGTTTCAGGAACTTTGCAGAACTTATCGGGAACTGCTTAACGCATCCAATGGACAGGCTTTCTTTTGCCTTTCCGAGCAGCCCGGTGATAACTCCCGCCATGTTGATACTCTGCGTTCTAAGGTCTTTTCTTACATATGATGCAACCGAAAGACACACACATATATATTTACTGCTGATTCCTTTTCTCTCGGTTGTCATGGCAGCCAGATATTCATCAAGCGTCTCATCCTCTTTGACACCTCTTCCTTCACATATGAAGAGAACCGGTTTCTTGTAGGTATTCATGAACTCATCCGCCTCTGTCTGAAGTGCAGCCCAGAGTGTTTTGTTTGATACGCCTACGACATGGATAAGCTCATACTGCACATTGAAAGTCATGAGTCTTTTCACTGCCTTCAGAACGCTTGCATTGTTCATCGTTGGTGCTGTTGTGGCAAATGCATATGCATCATTTGCAATAAATGACTTCTCTTCTGTCTGCCCATCTTCAAAGGAAAGTGTGAGTCCTGTCCCTGGTACATCGTATGTTCCACCCAGGGGAATCGTAATGTCCTCTCCAAAAGTGTTTCCTCCATCAATAGAATAAGCGAAGCTTCCTTCATTGGTATTGCCTGTCTCTGTGATCTTCACAACCATGTCATATGCATTGTTTGGTTTGCCAGAAACACTGAATGTACCTTTGCTCTCACCGGTCTTTGTCACATCTCCAATCTCGCCATCAACATCTGCCTTCATCGGAAGCACATAGATAGTCTTCAATCCATTTTCTGTTGCATCAATGCATGAATCAGCAAGAGGCGTATATCCAAGCTTTTTCTTGATTTCATCAACCTTCATGGAGTTCGTGATAAGGACAGGGTTTTCGCTGACTGGTGTTCCAACACCAATCTTGATCTGGACTCCTGTTCCTGTGGAGCTGTTCTTTCCAAGGTTACCGTCAATAATTGTTGCATTTACTTCACTGAACATTATTTTTTCACCTCTCTTCCATCAATCGGTGCTTTACCGAATGCTGTAACAGCCTTTTCATATTCTGCCACCGTTACCATCTTTCCGGTCTTCCAACCGTTTGCAGCCTTGACTCCCTCAAAAACTGCATCCGAAGTGTTATGGATGCCTTTGAGTTCTTCAATGGCTTTATATTCTTTTGCTTTATTCTCTGCCATCTTGGTTCCTCCTAATTGCCTGACCCGATACTGCCAATATTGACACCCTTCAGGTCTATATCTATGTAAACGCCACCTGTTAATGTGACATCAAATTCAACTGCAATTTTGCTCTTCAGGATGCTGTCATCCCCTTCTACCCAGTCCGCATCACCAAGCTCGATGTCAACCCAGTTCCCATCAACTTCAAGTCCTTTGGCAATCTGTTTCAGGAACTTCGTGAGTATATCCTCAACTTTGTCCTCATCCGAGTCTGCAATGACAACATGCAGAGTGGTTTTCCTGTCAAACAGGCGGTTCCTCTGTTTCCGTTGCCCCTCTTGGTCTGTGTATTTTTTCTTTGAGCCTGAACGAGAGAACTTCTCGCCGATCCGCAGGACAGCTCCTACGTGAATCTCATTGCAGTTCTTCAGACTCTTCATGGATTCATGAATCTTTCCTTTGACTCCTGCATCCTTCAGCGTCTGGACTAAAAAGTCCCTTTCTACTTTCATGTGTTATTCCTCGAAAATTTCTTCCAGGATATCCTGAATCTCCCTGTTGTCCTGTTCACTGATTCCAAGGAACGGTCTTGCCGGAATATTTACCCGAACGGAAGGAACGCTGACCCAACGGTCTCCTATCTGGAAACGTAAATACTTACTATTCTTTGCCCTGATAGTTCTCTCATCACCATACTGGTGAGTAGCTGCATATACCAGATTCGTTCCAACTGCAAGACCAGACTCATCTGCCTGGGATTTGATTGATGTTTTCAGTGCTGTTGTCTTGGTCAGCGTCTTGCCACCCTTCTGCTGTGCTCTTATGGAAGGCTCCCACTTATGTCCGTCAGGAGACTCCTCCGAACGGAAACGCTCAACAGTGGAAGTCCTCAAGCCTTCAGCAATGGCATTCATGACTCCTGCCTTGTCCACATTCTGCATACTCTTCAGGCGTTCGAGCAGCTGATCTGTGTCTCCTTCCAGTCTTACTGATACAGAAGACATGCTCTCACCATCCTCTCATACTTCCTCTTGTGAACAGACGCTCGGAGCTCTTCATGGAAAAGCCATTCTTTGCAGCATCCTCTGTGCTTTTTTCAGAGACTCCAATGTCTATCTTTCCCTCTGCGACCTTCGTCAGAAAGGAGATTGCTGAATTATATCTTGTCAGATATGTCTTCTCTCTTTCCGACTCATCAACACCCTTCCTTGATACCAGGTTGTAGAGTGCGATATCTTTCGCAAATTTATTGATGACCTGCGGTGTCTTGGTGAACGGCACCTTGTACCGTTTCGCCAAGTATCCGTCAATCTCTGCATCTGCATCACTGACAGCCTGTTCTGCTAATGGAGTAATCGCCTTGATTCTCTCCTGCTCATCCTCGATATAATCATCTCCGATGATGACATTCATCATATCTGTCTTCAGCATGTCAAGCACTTCGCTAACGGTACAATATGCCATCTATCTCACCATCCTAGCCTTGAGCAGTTCCATCAGAACCATATGCCATCTGCCAGAAGCCATATCCGGCATTGAAACGACCATCAGCTCCCCAGATAAACTCATCTCTCATGAATACATTTTCATCATCATCCTTTGTCAAAGCTGTGAGCTTGACTGGTTTTCTCTTCTGGAAGATGAATGGTTTCAGGAATTTATTGGTGCATAACAAGAACCATGCATCAGGTTTGTCTGCAAGCTCTGTCGCAACCATCAATTCAGCTGTGTCCTTGTAGACATTGGTTGTTCCCTCAATCTGATCTGCTTTGAGGATCAATCTTGCTGCCTTCTCATTTGCAGGTGATACCACAAGAAGGTTTGGAACAAGATTGAGGCTCTTTCCCTTGTCACCTGTCACGCTCATGATAGCGGTACGAGCTGCCTCATAAGAATCTGCGGAAAGCTTCAAGTGTGACATATTGCTTGTTGGTGTCTTTCCGCCCTCTCCTGATGGATGATCTGTTGCAAAGAATGCTTTACCGTCATAACACTTCTCTGTGAATCCGTTCTTCATTGCATCAAATACCAATGTATCAGGATGTTCCGCAGCTGCTTCTCCCATGTTGGAGAATAATGGTGTATATACTCCATACTGGTCATCCTCAATATCATCTCTTGGAACGGAAACAGTCATCTCAAACTTCTTGTTCTTTATGCTGTAGCCATATGCAGCCATCTTCTGAATCTCTCTTTCGCCAATCCATTCCTTCATCTGTGGCAACTGACCGAGCCATTTGTAGTCTGTCTCTGCGGTTGTACTTGGAACTGTTGTGGCGATCTTCTCATAATTGCTCTTTACTCCGTCAAAGGCTTTATTGTAAGCGGTTGAAAATGTTACATTAAGCCCTCTCAAATTTGCCTGGTTTACTAACATGTTTGTCTCCTCCTACAACATTTCTACTGTGACACCATCGTCTTCTACTGCAAGGATCACTCCTGCCTTACTGGAACCCTCTGCTGTGATGGTTACTGTCTGTGCATCTGATACATAACATTCCTTCAGGATGTCTGTGTTCTCGATTGTTCCGTCATTGTTCCATACGAAAGCTCCTCTTCTTACCGAAACCATTTCCTCTCCGGCTGCACCTTCGTTCTCTGTGTATCTCATTGCGCAACCTGCAACATTGAGACCTTCAGCTTTGGAAGCTTCCACTGCATATCCATCAGAATTGATTGCTACCATGTGAGCCTCTGTAATTGTTGTTGATGCTGCTACTGGGATGTTCAATTCCATTGATCCCATTTTTTCATTTCCTACTCTGTCCATGAATTAGTCCTCCTCTTTGAAATATTTTTTGACATCCTCTTCGGAGATGCCACAGTTCTTCAGAATGGCTGTGTCATATTCTGCCTTTTCACTCTTTGGTGCATCCTTCAGGTCAAGCTTTCCCTGTGGAACAACAACAGGAGCTTTGTCCAGGAAGGACTTGAATCCTTCTTTGTCACTAAGAGCATAGGCTTTCGCCCATTCCTTCTGTGCAGCCGTGATCTTACCATCTTTGAGCGCCATCTGAACGAGATCATCCGCATTGCGCTCCTTCAGTTCCTTCTTGAGTGCGATCATTTCCGCATCAGCTCCACCTGCCTTCAATGACATGACAGCTGCTGCAACATCCTCGGTCTTAGCATCTTCCTTCAGACCAAGAAGTGAAAGCACAACAGAATTTGCAACTGGTTCGCATCCTGCTCCACCTTTGTCTGCATTCTCTTCCATCTTCTCACCTGGTTTTGTCTGTTCGGCTTTTGCCTTGTCTTCAGCTGCTTTCTTTGCTGCGGAGATTGCTTCCTTCACTTCATCCTCTGTTGCGGTTTCAGGAAGTCCGAGCATAACTGCTAACTCTTTTAAGTCCATTTTTGTTCCCTCCTCGTTTTCGTCAATATTCTCTATATCAATGGAGTTCACCATAGGGAACATTCCATCAATAGCTGGAGTGTTGGTCAGGGCAACAGAGTGGATTGCCATTGCTTTCCTGTCCTTTTTTCTCACCATCACAACAGGTGAGAGATACTTATACTCTTTGTTCTTCAGATATTCTTCAGCTCTTGGTGTCCACTCAACCTTGGCTATGACAGCATCATCACCTTTATAAATGTCTTTGATCCATCCTCCGGCAGGAGCCTGGATGTCCTTCAGCGTCTGATGTTCATAATCAATCACCAGGTCAAGCTTTCGGTCTTTGAATTGCTGTCTTATCATTTCCACGCTCTCATCATCCACACTGAAGTCACCCTTCTGTGAATGAACGAGACCAAGAGGAAGAATCTTGATTTCTTTTGGTACTCCATCAACATCAACTGTGTCACCGGAGCACACAATAAATTTACTCATGCCATCAGCTCCTCTTTATTTGCCTTTCTAATAGCGTTATAACGCGTTATAACGGTGTTTTTTGTTCCTCGGTGGAAATTCCTACCCTAGTGGACACCGATTCGCTCAAAACGGCTTGATTTTGTTTCTGTCCTATTCTGACATCATTTCCCTTTTTCTCTCTCCTTGAATGCACTCTTCAGGTTGGAATCCACTCCTGTCAGATCAGGTTTCCAGGTGTCTTTTGCAGGATTGTTTGAGAATCCTTTGTCAGGATACTTGTACAGTATCTCTCCTGTGGAATAGTCCACATCATAAGGAAGACCTTTGCTGATGTGTTCCTTTTCCCTCTCTGCCTGTGCTTTTGTCAGACTGACCACTGTACATCTGCATCGAAACCCATTTGGTGGATACCAGATATCCCATATAGGGTCATCTGCCGGATATATCTTTCCTTCCATCTGTGCATGTGATTCCCTTACCTCTCCATCCCCTGCCGTGATATATTTCCAAAAGGGTCTTAACTTCTTTGTTGTGGGATTGGTCATGCTCTTATAGTGTCCTGCATTATAAGCCGTCTGCATGTTGGTTCTGAATATCACATCTGCATTGAATGGATTCAGTCCTTCATATCCGTTTCGTTCCAGGAAGTCATTCATGGTATCCATGAAGTCCTTCTTTGTCTTACCCTGTTCGCAAGCATCCGTCAGTTCATCAAGGAACTTCTGAAGCACTTCAAGGCTTGTATATCCTGATACTGTGAAAGCCTTCCCCTTGCACTCATCACTGATTGCCCGGTATTCCACTGATGTCAGTGGTGTCTTCTTTTTCAGAAACTCAACAGCCTCCTTGAATATGAAGTCACCTGTGAGTCCATATTCAGCTTTTTTCATTCCATGCTCCTTCCCATCAGCTCTGACAGATAAATAGCCTGATGAAGAATGTCTTCCAGTTCAGGAGAATCCATCTGCTCATAAAGCTTCTTGATTTCCTTCTTATCCTTTAGAACCTCCCGGAGTGTTTCCAGATTGTCCGTTGTGTCAAGCATATTGAGAATAGGCTTCAGCATTTCATGAAATGCCTTCTCTGCCTGTTTCTGTGCTTCAGCTGCCATCAGGTCAACCTGTTCCTGTTCTGTCTGTCCTGTTTCATCCTTCAGACTCTTTTCCTCACCATCATCCATTGGAAGATGTGGCTCTCTTGTCTCTGTTACAAGTCTTGGATGGAGAACCTCTTCCCCATCTTCAGGTTTTGGTATATTGAATTTCTTGTATATGTGACTCTTTGGTATTTCAAGTCCCATATCGCAAGCTAGGGTCTTATAAATTTCAACTGTTTCTTTCTGGTCTTCTGCCTCCTGGCAGTCAAACGTGAAGAATGGAACATCAGCATCATATCCAAAGTTATACTCCACTAATGGTCTGATAATGTCTCTCCTGACTGTCACAGCCAATGCTTTCGCATCTCCTACTGTCAGGTCATGTCTGACCTCATTGTGAACTTTACCCTGTGCGTATGATCCTCCCCCTGAATCAGAGGATAGTGTCTGTCCAAGGACAGCCTTACTGATCTGCTCATCACAATATCTTGCAAGCTTCTCATAGATTTCAACACTTGTTGTCTTCTGGCTCTCGATGAACTCAACTATCGTGGAATCCGGTATGATTCCGGCTGCATCTGTTCCAAGGCTGTAGATAGCCTCCATCAATGCCTTCTTATCATCATCTGAAGCAGCTGCACTGTACTTTCCAAGTCGGAGAGGCATACCAAACACTTCACAGAATGCCACCCAGTCCTTCACATCATAATTTTTGAATAGATACATCCATGAAACAACTCGGAGGATTCCTGCTCTGCTTGTATGTCCTGACCTTGCCTTGTACTTATGTACCACGAATTTATTTTCCGGAAGAGATGTTCCTGAAGGGAACTCTCTTGTGCATATCTTCATTTCATCTGTCTGGAAGTCCCAGATCAGTTTTTTAGGATGAACGTACTCAATATTTTCAATGATGTTTGTCAGGTCTGAATCAAGTCCCCACTCAATCTCCATGACGCTCACGCCTTTACCAATGGCATCGAGCATATCAATAAAAATATCATCTAGGTTCTCAATTCCTTTCAGCTGCTCATCAATGAACTCTGCAATCTCTTTATCTCTCTCATCATCACTGAACGATTGAACTTCCCAGTCAAGTCCAGTGACTGCAAGTTTCCTTGTCTGAAGCTGTGAGAACAGGTGTGTATCCTTCTCTTCCATTTCCTCGAAGAGTTCCATCTGTTCAGATACATCTCCCTCATCCGCTGCTCTGAAGATTCTTGCAAGCCGTCTTGGTGTCAGTCCATTGGATGGATAGGTTGAATACTTATCATTTACATCTCCAACCGCCACCCTTGACCTGACTGGTCTTCCAAGCCCAGTGTCTACTTCCGGATTGAACGGCTGCTCTTTTACGATCTTCTTTTTCTTCTTTGCCAACTCCATTCACCTCCTAGTAGGCACCTTTACCCATACGGAACTTTCTTTTGATAACACTCTTGTACTTGGTACTTGTGACAATTCCCTTGATACTCTGTGCAAGCTGCACAGCCATTTGAAGCGCATCAGGTGCATCATCATTCTTTCCCATTGGGAACTCTGTCAGCTGCTTAATCAGTGTCTTGTGCTCCCTGTTAAATTTCAGATACTTATTTTTGATGACTGGCTGAAGTGATTCAATTCTAAGAACCTTATTGGACAGGCTCTGTATCTCCTCGATTGGAAGGTACTCTCCCTGTTCCGCCGACCTCTGCGCCATGACATCCTTGAAGAAATACTGGAACTGTACCGTCTCAACACCGAACTTGTAAAATCCTTTTGAATAGTCTCTTTTCAGTCTGCGGTTGATCTCGAACACATCCTCAATGATGATGTCAGGTTTTCTCTTCTCAATCGAAGCATCCACCACATACATGTATCCAGTTTTTGTTGACAGTGCCAGGTTAATAATGGCACTGGTATCTGATTTCTTATTCTTACCCAGTGAAGGGTCATTTGATCCAATGAATACGAACTCTGAACTCTTCCAGTCCATCAGCTCCGGCTCATACCAGTCGAACCACTCCTCATTGAATGTTGCATTATCAGGATCAATCGGCTCATTCTGAAGTTCACTATTGAAGGAAGCCTCTCCCTCTGTTACCTTCATTTCAATCAGGTCATAATAGGATAGCTTGTCTTCCCACAAGACCTCTGTTCCTTCGAGCATCTCCTCACGATTTGCCTCGAAGTATGTCTGTGCGTCAATCTCATGGCTCTCATTGAATAGATTCGTGTAAATGGATTCCCATTCATCCCACAAGCTTTGATTCTTCGACCAGGAGATAACTGCTCGGTATTTCTTTGCATGATATCTTGGGTTCTGAAGGACATTGCTAAGAAGAGAATCATAATGGAGAACTGTTCCGATATACATGATATCTGTGTAGGTATCTCCTGCCTTTGACACAGCTTTTTCAAACCATGACTTCAGCTTTCTTCTCTGCTCTGGTGTATTTACATTCTCATCATTTTCGATATCATCCAAAACGATGAGGTCTGGTCTCCAGTTCCTGTGTTTTCGACCACGGACTTTCTTTCCGGAGCCGATAGCTTCCACTTTTATGTCATTTTTGGTGAGAATACCGTTTGATCTCCAAGTCTTATCACCCTTCAGGCTTCCAAAATCTTCAATCAGGTCTGCATTCTCTTCCAGTTCTGTCTTGATTTCATCCAGGAATCCCTCTGCCTGATCCGAAGAATCAGATAACAGGAGGATATAATGCTTGTATCCGTACACAATGGCATGTAGTGAATCCTTGAATGTAAGATTTGTACTCTTTGCATGTCCTCGTGGAGTTGCTATGACATTCCTGGAACCCTTCATCCTTGAGATTTCCTTTGCGCATTTCAACGGATTCTTTGATTTCATGACTCCGCTTTCCCATATCGCATCCAGTTCCTCATGGAATGCAGGTGACTTTCTGACAAAATAGTGTGATAGATAAGCTCTTCCAAAATATCCAAGGTCAAATGCTGCAAGTTCCTTCCGAAGTCCTTTTTCACCGGAAAGCGTTTCCCCATCCTTAAACCTCTTCAGAAGTTCCTCTCGTTTTTCCTTGTTATCATCACCACGGATGACATACTCACTGAAGAGCTGCTCCTGATATGCTGCATGGTCAATGATTTCTCTATCCGGTTCTTCATCCAGTTCTCTGATCCAATCGTCAAGATCAATCATCTTCCATCATCCTCTCCTTCGCTCTTGTCAGAATATCCTTCAGCTGTTCCGCTGACTGTGGATCATTCTTGATGACCTTCATCATCTCTGTTTCCATTTCTTTGAAGGCAATATCTGCCTTCTTTTTCATGTCCTGTCTTACTCTGTCCTTATAGACCTTTGTCCTGGACAGCGAAGCAATGAGCCTACCTGCTTTGTCCAGTGGCATCTCCTGGAACTCCTCCTCTGCTGTTGCCACCTTATTGACCAATCCATTCATGGTCAGCATGATTGCAGCTTCTGTATAATCTGCATCGGGATTGTCTTTCACAACTCTGATGAGCTGTTCGGTCTGTGCCTGTGCCTCAAGTAGTCTCTGTGTCGCGGTGTTAGAACGCATAGCATATCTTCCAACGCTTGACTTAGATATCTCATAGCCTTCCTGTTTCAGGTACTGGCTGATATATTCATAAGTATTCGATGTGTCAGCAAGCATCACATCAACTTTCACTCTCAACTCTTCAGGGAGCTCATCAATCTTTGAAGATACTCTTGTCCGTGTCCTCTTTTTTGCCATTAGACATCAACTCCTGCATCTTCAGTTGTTCCTTCAGCAAGGTCAACTCCTGCTTTGGTGAGCTTGATGACTGCATCTTTTGCATAAGCTGTGTAGGCTGTGACCTTTTCAGCTGTGAACTCGATGTATCCTGCTCCCTGAAGATAGTCCAGATACTTGCTGATATCCGGGGAAACGATGAGACCAGCTGCCATCATCGAATTAGAAATCTGTCTGGTCAGTGCTGTGTTGTTAAATCCTTTTACCAGGCATCTGATGATGTATCCCCTGATTGCTTTGTTCTGTTTGATCTCTGCCTGTTCCATGTCTGTCAATGTTCCTCACCTCACTTATTTTTCTTTTCCCATCAAGAGCAGCCTGTCAAGCTTGTTATCCATTCCCTTGATTTTGTCCTCCACTCCGTTCATTGATCGGAAGAAGTCCTCACGGAGTACGAAGGTTGTGGCAAAATCACCCTTGATATCATTGATTTCCTGCTTGATATGTTGGATGTCCTTACCAGTCTTTTCTTCCAGTTTGTCGATTCGCTCATTCACCTTTTCATCATTCTTCTGAATTATCTCCTGAATGTCTCTGTTGCCCTGTTCGATTTTTTTATTCAGCGAATCTGTTGTATTTTCTAGTGCCTGTTGCAGTGCCTTGCTCCCCTGTTCCACGTTGCCGATCCAACGCTTCATGAAGAAGCCAATAGCACCAAGTCCTAATGTGATAACAGCTGCCATCACATCCGAGAAGGTAATCACATAATCCATATGACCACCGCCTTACTTAGTTCTGAATAGCCTGTCAAAGAGTTCATTCACATCATCCCATCCGCTCATGCTGACCTTCGCCACTACGAACGAAGCCAGGAACGATCCAAAGACCATGTACCACTCAATCGGCATTTTCATGAATGCCATCATCGCACACATCACTGGTGTCGTGAGTACGATTGCCACGATGTAGCACACAAGCTTGGTTGGAAGGCTATCAATTTTCTTGATGCACTTCAGTCCTTCTGTGACCAGTGATGTGAGAAATGCGCAAGCACTGATGAAGATCAGCAAAGCTGTCACCGCTTTTGTTGCATTCTCTATCCCGATCATTGTCAATAATTCTGTCATAGACATATCACTCTCCTTGTTAGGGCAACAAAAAGAAGGTCATGACTTTTAAGTCATGACCTGATTATAGGTTGTTTGGTTTGGACTGTTTAGGGGAAGCATTTTTGGATAATATTTTCCGGGAAATTTCTTAAGAAAACCGCATAAAATCGGTATTTTTCCGTTGACAACCACGTGTATACGTGGTATTATAATACTTGTAAGGAGGTGATACCCTTGAGGGACAAAATCAAGGAGATGACGGAGATAATAAAAGAGCTCAACAAGTTGTTCGACCAACTCATCAAGCTCTCTTGGAAGATATCTTCACTCGCCGGTGTGATACTCTTCATCATCTACTCTTTAACAAAGTAGTAGGTTGGGGCGAAAGCCCCTTCCTTTACTACTAAAATATCACAATTCCCTCAAGAATACAACATGAAAGAATTGAAAAAAATATTCCAGGAGTCCATTGGACTCATCATCCGTATCCTGCTGTTTGTGCTTCCAATCGTTCTATTGGTGGCACTGTACCACATTCTTTTTTAGGAGGCACTTATGAACCTTAGAGAAATACGAAAGTCACAAAATCTGTCAGTTCCGGAGTTGTCACGCCTCTCTGGTGTTTCAGTCCGCACTATTGAAGATTTAGAAAAGCGTGGGGACGGTAGAGTCTCCACGCTCATCAAATTAGCTGATGCATTGAATGTGTCACTTGACCAGTTATGTCGGCAACCTACATCCCATTAAGCAGATCATCAAATGTCATCTGACCAACAGGTGGCTCATCCTTCAGGATGTTCCATATCTGCTTGATGGTCAGGTTGTACTTGTCCGCCAGTTCCTTGTCATTTGAACCATTAAATTCTTTCTTGATTCGCCTGTTCCTTGCAGGACTGACCACGTTCTCAACCTTCGGAAAATAAATTTCATCGCCTCGTGCATAATTGCTAAGTTCCACGAACTTCTGAACTCCAACGATTTTCACAATCTCCTGGTAGCGTTCCGCTATGTCCTCCATCCTGGTCTCACCAATCAATTCATTTAACAGTTCATCATTCATTCAAACCAACCTCTCTATACCTTTTTTGTGTAAGCCAGTGAAACCCATCCGGCTTTGCTCTTTAACTTGCCCCATCCATTAGAGACTTCCACAATAGTGTAGACATTTTTATTTGCTTCTGTCTCTTTGATCTGTCCTTTCACTTTGAACCCTGTTCCTGCACCTGCTCTGATGTTTAATACATCACACGTTGTCCTGATCTTGAACGGAACTCCTGAAGATGTTGCTGCTGATCCGTTTGAAGATGAGCTTCCTGAAGAGCTTCCACTGGATGAGGAAGCAGCTCCCTTCCCATAAGATGAAATAGCACTCTTGAATGTGCTCCATACCTTGTTTTCGGAACGAACATCCGGCTCACCGCATATCTTGCCAGTGACATCAAAATGACGAAGCACATGGCTTTCATCAATTCCATACTTATCCATCAGATAAGCAAACAGCTGAATGGCTGCTTTCTTTGTTTTCTCTGTGTAGTACCATTTCCCATTCTTATCTTTTTTGACACAAAGTTCAACACCGATTGAATTGGAATTTCTGCACTCACTGTGTTTATAGGATTTAGCTCCACAGTGCCATGCTGTGTCATTCTCTTCCACGCACTGCCATATCTCACCATTGTGTCCTACAAAAAAGTGAGCGGATGCTCCTCTGTATGTATCATAGAAATACTTGCAGTTTGCTTCAGCTCCGCCAGTAGCCCCTACATAATGCTTTACCAGGTACTTGATCTGACCTGCTGATCTGTTTGAATCGCTGAAGTTGACCTTTGAAATCAGTTTGTTAATCTGTGGTTTATTCGCCATCTTCTGTCTCCTCCTCTTCATCTGCTCCTTCAGCTCCATCGAATCCCATCATGTCAGGATCAAATGATGTTCTGAATGTTTTCAGTTCCTCTTCTGTCATTTCAGGCACTGGCTTCTCCGGTTCCTGAAGACCTGCTTTCTTTGCTTCGCTTGAAAATTCGCTCATGACTGTTTCCTCCTATTCTTTGTCATAATCAATAGTAATGCTTGTCTTTGTGTCAACGATCAGGCACTTCTTGATGTCCTCAATCGTCTGATCCAGACAGTCCTCCGGAAGGAATGCTTTGATAAGCTCTCCATTCTTGATCTTGTATATATAGAAAAGCTCCACATCAAAATCCGGAGCAGCATCCTCATTCTGATACCCAAGTACGCTCACAAGTGTCTGCTTGTCTTTTACATAGTCACCCTTCAGTTTCTTGATAAGAAGCTTCTTTTGTTTCTCATCGGGCTTCACTGACATCTCATCCATGAACTCCTCAATGGTGTACTCAAATGTGTAGTCACCAGTGAAGATTGCCTTGAGCATCTGTTCCAGTTTGGAATCATACTTGTACTTTGTCTCTGTTGTTTCTTTTACCTTTGCCTTCCAGATACCTTCTGAAAGAAGTTCTTTCAGCTTATCCGGATTCAGTACATCAATCTGCTGACTGTCCATAACAGAAGCATTCCCATCTGAAGAAAAGAATTTGATGAACTTCACATTGCGGTCTTCGATAATCTGAAGACCTCTGCTCTGAAGCTCTGCTTTGACTGCATCCAGTTCCTTCTTGCATTCCTTCTGTTCCTGATCGAACTTCACAGCTGCTGTGACCAGCTGTGCATTATTCATCTCCGCATATGCATATAATGCCATTAGTGACTTCCTCCTTCCATGATTGCAAAAGCTTTCTCTGCGCATTCTGAACAGATTCCCTTGCCCTCAAACTTATGTACTCCTTCTGAGGTACCGCAGAACACACATCTCGGAGTATATGGTCTGATGATAATATTTCCACCTGACTGTGATACTTCCATCGGGTCTCCACCCTGAAGACCAATATCTCTTCTCATTGCTACTGGAATACTGATTGAGCCGTGGCTCGTCAGCTTCTTATATCCGTTTTTCATGGCTGTTCCTCCTTCTCCCGGATGTGATCCAGGCTCTTTTTATTTTGTTGATAATAGATGCACTGATATACTTGTCTTGCAGTAACACCCATTTCATCAGCTATCTTGTCATTGTCCCATCCTGCGTGATGCAGAGCCATCACCTTTCCTACATCCAGTGACTTTTCCTTTTTCTTTGGTTTCTCCGGAGTTGGTTTTTCCACTGGTTGCTCTTCAGTTTTGATTGGCTGCATCTCTTCCAGAATGTGCATGGTGCAGTCTATGCAGAAGTGCATGGACTCCGCTGCTCCTGACAGTGGCTTTGTCAGGTCTTCTGTTGTCATATCAAAATAGTGGGGAACTATCTTGGTACCTGCATCAATGATCTCTTCTCCACATCTGTCACAGATGTATCTGATTTTTTTCAATCTGCTCACCTTCTTACGCATCGAGTATGTCTTGAATATACTCAAGGTATTCTCCTATCTTGTAGGTATCTCTACCTTCTTTTTTTACCTTGTCATGGAACTCTTTCAGCCGAATAGCAAGTTTCAGTGTCTTAGCTACTCCAACAGCTTCAGGTGATGCTCTGTTCTGTCTGTCCGTCAATCCCAAAGTCAAACATATTGCTTCATGCAGATATAATTCCCAAACATGGCATTCATTATCTTTTTCGTTCCACTCATTTCTAGCTTCTTCAATATATTTTTTTCTGTTCAGCTTTGGCTTATCCGGTGGAAGGATACCTCTCTCTTGCATATCTTTTTTTATCTGTGACCGGAACTTTTTCTCGGCTTTGGTCATCGGTTTCTTCTTAGATGCCATCACTCTCCTCCTTCTCTCTGATGATCTGTTCGGTCAGAGTCTGCATGGCTGCAAGGTGAATATCAAGCATACTGTCTTTCACATCATCCAGGCTCTTTCCTCTTCGTATGGCTTCCACACCCATGAGCTGCTCTAATGCTCCGCACATGGTAGCAAGCTCCACCATATCAGTGTTCTCTGCCCGGAACTCAACCTTGCCCTCCTTCAGGACTATCAGAAGCCTACTCTCCTTCTCCATGAATTTTTACCTCCGGCTTTTCCTCGTCAGCATAGAAGGAAGATAACTCATCCATGAGTTTTTCAAGCCCAAGCTTTTTTATTCCTTCCACAAGTCCAATTGCTGCCCTGCACATATCCATTGGAGATACATCCATAAACTGAAGATTGAAATCATCTCCATTACATCCAATCAGAACTCCATGCTCTACGTCTTCATATGCTCCATCCTCGAACACCTTAATTACTTTCTTCACTTCGCTCATGCTTTTCCTTTTTCCCTTTCTACCATGCTTTTCAATGCTTCAATCAGTTTGGAACACTGCTGATAATTGAGCCACTCCACACTTGATACTTTGAACATCTTCTTGCAGAGTCCATTGACTCTTGCCTTCTTGTCCCATCCAAGTTCCTCTGTCAGCTTATAAATTTTCTTCCGCTGATTCTCTGTACCTACGTTTCCAGTCTGTCTCTGTCTATTCCTGGTTCCCTTGGATGATGAGTCCTTCATATTCTGAAGAACGCTAACCATTGTTCCAAGTTCTCTCTTATTCAATGCCTTGATACTGTCTTTTCCTGTGTGAGCTGACACCAAAAGGTGCAGCTCCTCATCTGTCATTGAAAGTTCCGGAGACTTTGCAAGTCCCCATAGCATCCTGATTGTTGGACTAGCCATGAACACTCACTCCTCTCTGTTCCTTATGAATGGCTTCTCTCATTCCCTTCTCCTGCTGACTCATGCATCTGTTCTGAAGGAATGCAGGAATCTGTATCTCTTTCTTCTCGGAAATTCTTTCCGGAACAATTTCCTGACTGATGCTGAACTCACAGTTCAAGTCCACCTTATCCATCATAATTTTTGTGATGGAATCTATAATGTTCTCTGTACCCTCCGCCTCGATTTCAAAAACAATCCGTCTTCTCATGGCTGATCTCCTCGTATAATAAGTGTATAGCCAGTAGAAACGATGGTTATGCACTTATTCTTTCTATAGATTTATAGATGATCTGAGACACCTGGGATAATCCC